GGGGTTGGGAACACCATCCATTCCTTGAAGTTGAAATCCTCGACGGAGTGGCCTACAGTCACTATTTCACTACGGGGGTCTTGGGTCGTCCTGTCACAAGTGCTCGAGCTTTGCTTACAAAAAAGCATCTATCTGCCGTCATGGGGCACGTCCAGAAAAGGGATATAGCATATGACTACAATGCCGCAGGAAAGCAAGTTACCGGATTATTCGTCGGAAGCTTTAACCAACACGATGAAGACTATCTTGGGAAGCAAGGAAATGGATACTGGAAAGGCGTGTGGGTCCTCAACAATGTTAAAGACGGAGAATTCGATGAGAAACCCGTATCAATTAGACATCTTCGAGACAAATACCAACAGCCCATTTGATTTGAAACGAAAGGATGACTTTGGACATGCAGCGATTCTTCCGACAGATCCTATGGAACGTAAGGGATATCCGGTGGCGAGTGGAGTGCTTGACTACTTCCCTGCTGCTTTGGTGGAGATTGCGAAGATTTCAAAAGCCGGTAACGATCAACACAATCCCGGAGAACCGCTTCACTGGGCCCGGGGGAAAAGTATGGACCAGTCTGACACTATCATCCGACACTTTCTCGAACGCGGGACAATGGATACCGATGGACTACGGCACTCTGCAAAACTGGCGTGGAGAGCTCTTGCACTACTGCAACTTGAACTCGAAGATGCTGGCGCTCCAATTGCTAGAGGAGCAGGTTAAGATGCCGTACATCAAAGAAGAAGTCAGAAACAGAATAGATTGGGGAGAGTTTCCGGTTGGACCGGGAGAATTGAACTATCTAATTACTCGAATAATCAGAGAGTACTACGATCTTAATGAGGGTTATCAAGGGATAAACGATATTATTGGTGCTCTTGAAGGTGCAAAACTTGAGTTCTATCGTCGTCAAGTAGCCAAGTACGAAGACCAAAAGATCAAAGAGAATGGAGACGTTTACACATGCTAGTCTATCTTGCCTCACCCTATAGTTGTAACACCAAAGAAGAACGTGACTTCCGGTTCCGTAAGGTCTGTGAAATGGCTGCCAAGCTGATGAAGAATGGGGATGAAGTGTTCTGCCCCATCGCCCATAGCCATCCGATTGAGATCCACGGGATGACGGAGATGGAAGGTCATGACTTCTGGCTCAAACAGGACTTCGCTATTTTACAACATTGTAAAAAGATGTTCGTCTACAAGATGCCGGGTTGGACTCTCAGTAAGGGAATTGCTGCCGAGATTATGTTTGCCAAGGCCCATAGCATCCCGGTAGAGTACCTCGAGTTCGAAGAGAACTGCCGACTGGTGGCCGCATAATGGGACGCTTTCGTAAGTTATCGGAAGAGAACGTGACATTCCTACGGGAACATGTTAAAGAAAAAACTCTGAAGGATTGGGCTCTGTTCTTCGATACCTCTTCTCTCACTGTTCACAATGCTATCCACGGAAAGGGGGCGTATGCAGACAAAGCCAAAGAGCAAGTGGTCACGGGACAAGAGGCTTAATCCATGGGAATGGCCCGCATATCTGACCGACATCTATCGGATCTTTCCGAGAGTGATTTTTTTAATAGCAACATTTGCACTCTTCAAGATGGGACTATGGTATATGTACACTCTCCTGCCTGTAGATCGTACCGCAGAAGTGTCTGCCTTTGTAGCCGTTTGCGTAGGGGCGTGGACGAAGCTAATGGACTACTACATGCAGAGGGGAGTGGATTGGAGCCAAAGGATGAAACTTAACGGAGGAGAAGCACATGTTGATAGCACTAGCAATCCTTAAGTTTCTTAAGGCTAACTGGATTCCAGTAGCTATTGGGGTGGCTTGTCTTGCCCTGATGGGGTATATTAAAGTACTCCATCTGGAAATTGAACACTATAAGGCCAAGGAAGTAAAGTTGCAGTTAGCTGTTGATGCTGCCAACGTCAAAGAGAAAGAGTTGGAACAAGCTGCTACTCAACTTACTGCCAAGTACCACGAGTCTCTTGCTAACCAGTTCAAGCTACAAGACGCAGCGGGTGCTGCTATTCATGAAAGGATCGTCAAGAATGCTGAAGCTAACAGTACTCGTATTAGCCCTGACATTATCCAGTTGTTCAACAGTAGTAAGCCCCCCATTAAACTCAAAGACCCTGCCGGAGCCAAGCAAGGAAATGATGCAAGATCCACCCCCATTGAGGAAGATCCAAGATATTCCTCCGGGTACGAAGCACCCTTAGCTTATGAACATACTCTGGCTGAACTATTGGATGTCTCTGCATATAACGATGGTAATCATGAGAAGTGTATTGACACTGTCCATGAATGGCAAAAATTCTGGAGGGATTACACGATGGCCTATAAGGCGGTAGCAACACCATGACCCATGTTGATATCTTGATGGAGCGGCTTAAGACATTTGAAGAGACCCAACTGCTAGACCTGTTGGATGTAACCTCTGAGGAGTTGGTTAAGCGGTTTAAGGATGTTATCTTTGAGAAGCGGGAGCAACTCTATGGGGAGGTAGAGTTGTTCTATGATCCTGCTGAAGATGAGGAAGTATTTGCTGAACCCTTTGGGGACGGTGGTTATCAAATTGAGGACTATGAAAATGAGTAAACTTACTCCAGACCAAAAGAAACAGATTCAAACTAACTTCCCTCCGATGGTAGGGGATATTGATATTGAAGAACACCAACGTCGTATGGGTATCCTCCAAACAGTCCGAGCTAGGATTGAAGCTGGTGAGTTGGCTCCTGATGCCGATCCCATCTTGGCTGTAGATGCGATGTTCAAGGAAGAGGATGTTAAGAAGCCGAAGAAAGTGAAACCCTAATGAACCAGTTTCAGGAATATATTCACCTAAGTAGGTATGCTCGATATCTGGAGAAGGAACAACGTCGAGAGACTTGGGAAGAGACTGTGGCTAGATATGTGAAGTTCTTTAGTGAACGTAGTGAACACTACCCTAGTCAGTTGGTGTATGATCACATTCTTGGAATGGAAGTCATGCCTTCTATGAGGGCGTTGATGACTGCTGGACCTGCCTTGAATCGGGATAACATGACAGGGTATAACTGTGCTTATGAAGCTATCGAAGACCCACGAGATCTTGATGAGATTGCCTACATCCTGCTATGTGGAACAGGGGATGGGTTCTCAGTTGAACGTCAATGGATTTGTAACCTACCGGAGCTACCAGATGAGTTTCACCCCACGGAATCAACGATTGTGGTATCGGATTCAAAGATTGGTTGGGCTACAGCCTTCCGAGAGCTTGTTTCCCTTCTCTATGCAGGAAAGATTCCCAAATGGGATTTGTCTCGTATTCGACCTGCCGGTGAGAGACTCAAAACTTTTGGTGGACGTGCTTCAGGACCTGGACCACTCGACTCACTCCTACAATTCACTTGTAATCTTTTTGTCCAAGCTAAAGGAAGAAAGCTTAATTCGGTGGAGGTACACGACCTCATATGTAAAATCGCCGATGTGGTGGTCGTTGGGGGCGTCCGTAGATCCGCCCTTCTATCCTTGTCGAATCTCACTGATGAACGAATGCAGCGAGCTAAAGTTGGACAATGGTGGGAACAGAATGGACAACGAGCCTTGGCAAACAATAGTGTCGCTTATACAGAAAAACCAGATGTGGGAATTTTTCTAAGAGAATGGAGTAACCTATATGAATCAAAATCAGGTGAGAGAGGATTCTTCAACCGAAACAGTGCAAAAGCTAGTGCGAAAGCTACAGGACGTAGAGATCCTAATCACGAGTTTGGAACGAATCCTTGCGGGGAAATCATCCTCCGATCTCACGGACTTTGTAACCTTTCAGAAGTGGTTGTACGAAGCACGGACAGTTTCGATGACCTTAAACGCAAAGTTGGTGTGGCTACAATCATTGGTACATATCAATCCACACTTACAGATTTTCGCTACGTTCGGGCAATCTGGAAACGAAACGCCGAAGAAGAACGACTCTTGGGAGTTTCCCTAACAGGGATTATGGATCATCCTATTCTCTCGGGTTCATCCGAGAAGCTTACGGAATGGCTAAAGGAACTTAAACAGCATGCAATCGAAACTAATCTGGAATGGGCTACTCGTCTCGGGATTAATCTTAGCGTCGCTATCACCACTGTTAAACCTAGTGGAACTGTTTCACAACTCGTGGACTCAGCTAGTGGGATTCATCCTCGGTATAGTTCTTATTATATTAGGACTGTACGGGCCGACAACAACGATCCGCTCTGCCAGTTCATGCGAGCCAAAGGATTCCCCAATGAACCGGATGTTACCAAACCAGATCACACCACAGTATTTAGCTTCCCTGTCGCCTCACCAGAGAGTAGTGTTAAAGTTAGCGATCTACGAGCTATCCAGCAACTCGAACACTACCTTGTTTACAAAAAGTACTGGTGCGAGCATAACCCCTCAATCACAGTCTATATTGGAGAGGATGAATGGATGGATGTGGGCGCATGGGTATATGAGCACTTCCACGAGATTGGAGGAATTGCCTTTCTACCCAGAGATACAGGAATATATCGACAAGCACCTTACACCGAAATAACCAAGGAGGAGTATGAAGAACTTAAAGGAAAAATTCCAGAAGTGGACTGGACAGAACTCAGAGAAGAAACCGACAGTACAACCGGATCTCAGGAGCTGGCTTGTACATCTGGATCGTGCGACATTCTATGACAATGGGGATTGTTTCATGTTGGTCTGTAATGATGACCAAGAGGGAGTTGTGGCGAATGCCTGTTTTCAGGAATGGTTAGTCTATGAAACCAGTCTGGGGTATTAGGCTGTTGATGTCTTTTACAGCCTTTGTATTTGGGTGTGCTTGGGGACCCCACTACTTTCGTGTGTATGTGGGGCCTTTGGCACTAGATTTATGTTGGGGATATATTGACGATGAATGATACTTGGGAGGTAAAGAATGTCAATAACCTCAAGAACGCTCTTAAGTTCACCTTGGCCGAAGAAGGAGGATATGTTAATGACCCAAAAGATCCCGGAGGAGAAACAAAGTGGGGAATCTCAAAGCGAGCTCACCCAACTCTTGATATTAAGAACCTCACACCAGAATGTGCCTGTGATATCTACTGTAAAGATTACTGGCTCTCTAGCGGTTGTGATGACATACCTTGGCCGCTTTGTGCAGTGGTCTTCGATACAGCCGTCAATTGTGGTGTTGCACGAGCGACTCAGTGGTTACGGGAATCCCCAAATCAATCAGCCACAGATTACATT